TTACCTAGAAGGTGTTTTGTAGCGTTTAAATCTACAGCTGTGCCGGATGAGTGATTGCTCAATACTTTATCTGATCCTCTAGTCATCCTAAAGGCATAACCCCAGTCATCTAATTGACCTTGATCAATAGGCTCTACAAGCTCATGAAACTCTTTACAAAAGGCAACAAGTATTGGTGCTACATCTTTGGCACATGCAATCTTAAGAGATGTCCCCGGTATGGCAAAAGATTGTATGCCTATAGCTTTGCGGTCTTCACTAGCCGGCCATCCATTAGGGCTTATCAGTTCAATGACTCTTGCCATACTAAATTTTCCTCATCCCAAAAGTATATTTTATTAACTTGAGGGTAAGGTGTAGGTGGTTGCCAATCAAAATTATTGTCTAATGACCATGAAAGGTGAGGCTGTGGTCTAATAAATACATCCGCATTTGTGTCATATCTATAACCAATACCTGCAAATTGTTTTCTAATTTTGTGATTGTATGATGTGCGCTTACATACTTGACCCCTAAAGTTTGCATACCAAGTTTCAGTATCTAAACCTTCAATAGTTTGTGTTTCATCAACACCTGCTATAACTTCTGTAACAATATTGTTTTTATCTAAAAATGCGTAATGTGCCATTATGACCAACTCACATTTCCAGTGCCAGCAGTAATAGTTGTAACATTTTTACCACCAGTAGTAGTTGTTGATCCAGTTAAACCGCCGCCTATAGTTATTGTGTATGTTATTGGGTAACTAAGAATTACAATTCCAGATCCACCACTAGCACCAGAACTTGAGTTACCGCCAACATCTGTATAACCGCCACCGCCACCACCGCCACCAGTATTAACAGTTGCAGCTACTCCATTATTACCTGAAGAACCACCATCACCGCCACCACCTGCACCGCCTGTGCCGCCAGAAAATTCACCTACGGAACCTGAATCATTCCTTGAACCTGAACCACCGCCACCTGCATAGTTAAGAGATGAGCCTGATATAGATACTGCTACACCTGCTCCGCCAGCTCTACCTGTGTTATTTGAGCTTACTCCATTAACACCGACTGCGCCTGCTCCGCCACCGCCGGCAGGAAATCCGCTGCCTGTTGCTCCACCATCAAAACCTTGATTAGCAGTACCCAAGCCAGCGCCACCGCCATCACCATTGTTATTACCGCCACCACCGCCGCTGCCGCCAGTACCACCACTAGTATTAGTAGATCCACCACCACCACCGCCACCACCAGTTGAAGTTATAGTAGAAAAAACTGAATTATTACCAGCACCACCTCTGGAAGATGAATTACCACCGCCACCACCAGCACCTACGGTTACTGTGTAATTGGTTGCTATAGACAAAGTTAATGCAGTTTCTAAACTTCCACCGCCACCTGTGGCAGTTACAGTAGAGCGTAAACCGCCTGCACCACCACCGCCACCAACTTGACCACCACCGCCTGCTCCGCCTGCAACAACTAAATAATTAACTAATAAAGGTGGTGGTGGTGCAGATGGTTGCGTTAATATTCCCAAAATATTCATTTGTTACTCAGCTACTCTACCGACCACATACCAGCTATTTGTATCTACCTTTATACAAGATACTGCACCAAAAGTTTTAGTAATTGTAGGGTTTGTTGATGTTGTACCTGTTGAAGCAATAGTGACACCTGCACCTTCAGTAATGCTTACAGTTCCGGCAGATCCAATTTTAATCAAATTGATAACAGATCCGGTTGTAATAGCTACAGAGCTGTTAGGTGGAATTGTGATTGTTGTAGTACCTGTATTTGAGTAAGTAATAAGTTTATTGTCTGCATCCGCAGTTACAAAAGTGTCAGATGTGGTAGTCACAGCCCTTACAGTCAGGTTAGCTATGCTGTTCATTTGTGCAGCTGTCAAAACTTGTCCGGTTACAAAGGTTGCCATGTATCTCCTAGTAGCTCAAAATGTCTTCATCTAATAAACCATCTACCGCTGAGTCTAGCAAAAAACCTACGGCAAAGGGTTGTGCACATGAAAATGTTACAAGAAAAGAATTAGGAGTGATCTGATACTGCACCCCTGCTATAACACTGTCACTGACTACATTGCCAGCAGGTAAGGTTTGAGTAACCTCAATAGGGTTAAAAATGTCAAGCTCTAAAGCTGCCGTAGTCCTTGCAGGGTCATCTTGACTATAAGCATCTACAGTCAGAGAGTTAAGCTGTATATCAACACCTTGCTCTTTGCGTGAGGCAATAATCATTTGAGCTTGGTTTAGAGCATCTGCCTCAGTCTGCATGATGCCAGATCTAACTCGGCTATGCTGAAAATAATCAGAAATGCTTGCCGTATCGCTTGCGGTCTGACTACTCAATAATGCCGGCGTAACAGTAACTTTGTTAATCATTTGAAAATCAGATATGTCAAATTCAACATTTTGATAAGTAATATCACCTGATCCATTGACATCTGAGAATTTTGTAAGAGCTGACCCAGCGGCAGTGATGATGTCTGACCTTGACATAAACTTAACAAAGCCTCTTTGATCTACATATAAAGCCCCTGTTTCGGTTTGCTCAACCTCTTGCAAAGCTCCAAGCAAAGATTTTGAGGCTCCGCTATCAGCTTGTACAGTGGTAGTAGCTGTTGTAGATATGTCCCTCATACCGCCCGGCCAATCTCCAGAGTCAAGCAAACTTGTAACTCTTTGCGCTGTAGTCTGTCCGGCGGTGCCGCCTGTAACTGTAGTTAAGGTGGTCAGGTTTAGCAACTGAAAACCATCTACACAATTAAGAGTTACATAGGCAGGGTCAAATCCGCTAGGACTTTTGTAATTCCACTCTTGTACATAAAAAGATCCTAGGCTGTAATTGACATTGTTAAAAGATGCGGTCATGCGGATCTTACGCATAGGTTTAATTTTGCCATACAATGGTGATCCAGTATTAGCAGGGTTAAAAGTACCTGTTTGATCTACAAATACTATCTTTGCACTGCCGCCAATAAATGAGTCAGAGGATCTATTAAAGGCACGCCTTATGTAGCACTGAGTTACAAAGGCTGTTATATCTACAATGTCTGCGGCAGCTGTACCTAGTACGGCTGTATCCAAAGGTGTTGCAGGGTCATCAAGTACAAGGGCAGGGTCAAAACTAGCTCCGTTTGAGAAATCTATCTCCGCCTTGAATACTGCCGCCGGCATTATCTACCTAGGTTTGCTAACTGGGTTACTGCTCCAGTGCGGTTTAAGTTGTACAAAACATCTTGTATAACAGATTGCAATTGACCCTCAGAGATTACAGATCCTTGCACATTTACTACTACCTTTGTACCCATGCTCCCCATGCGATCAAGTGGGATAACAGCCTCAGCTCCAGCCTCACCAATCATTGCAATAGTAGGCTTAGAAACTATACCGCCCTCTGCTAATCTTGTTTTTGGTGTTACTGACTCTACAAAGGTACCAATTCTTGCATTTAGATCTCTAGTTGAACTCAAAGCAAAATCATAAACCATCTTGTCAATCTTGTCGCTAAGTCCACCGATATACTGTGTAATGATCTTGGTTTCTTCGGGTGTTACATTTTGCGGAGTAATTTGACCTGATACAACTTTAGCCCTGATAGCATTGATGTCCGGTTGTTTTTTATTTATATCATCTAACAATGCCAACATTTTGCGCAATTGATCATTAGCTGCGAACAATTGTTGTAAATAAAGCAAAACACCTGTAGTAGTCATATTCCATTTTTCAGCTAACATCTCAACTTCGGCGGTTGTAATCTGACCATCCTCAATAACTTTTAGCACATCTGCGTAGCGTTGCGCTTCATCAACAGCTTTAGCGGTGCCATCTGCTAGTTTTTGTAAAATCTTTACTCTTAGCTCATCTTCACCTGATAACTTACGGCTCAAGGCAGCTTGTAGATTGATTTTGTCTATATCAAACATAGACTCAATTTCTGCCTTTTTCTTATCTAATGCAGCTTGAGCAGCCTTTTCCTTTGTAAGTTTTTTTGATTTATCTAATGCGGCTGCGGCAAA